TAGAAGAAATATATTTATCTGTCCTTAAACCTCATATCGTGCATTATTCAAGCATAATGGGAGTCCCGATCCATCCTCCTGTTGTCCAAACACATGGCCAACTAATGGGATCGCCGCTTTCATTTCCAATTTTATGTATCATAAATCTTATTAGTTACTGGATGTCACTCGAGACGTATTTAGAAAAGGATATTCCTCTAGAGGAACTTCCTGTTTTAATCAACGGAGATGATATTTTATTCCAGAGTAATGAGGAACATTATGATATATGGAAGAATGAAGTGAAGGAGGTGGGATTCAAATTAAGTGTGGGTAAAAACTATATCCATGACAGTGTTTTAACTATCAACTCCAAGTTATTCACTGTAGAAAAGACCGAATTGACCGCTGTCGTTAAAGAAGTAAAATTCTTCAACGTAGGCTTGCTTATGGGAATATCTAAGGTCGTGTCCGATAGTAAGGAACTATTGGTAAAGCGACTTTCTGATAACTACCAGCAAGTGATGGAAGGAGCATCTCAAAAGCTAAGAGCTCACACCCGTTTTCTATATTACAATGGAAAACGGCTACCGCAGCAAGGTGTCAATTGGTTCCTACCTATAAATTTAGGTGGTTTAGGATTTAAAGTTTATGATGAGGTTAAAGAATATATTCAAGTAACTGATTATCAGAGATGCATCGCATCATATTGCTTAAAAACTCAATCTTCTCCTTCCAAGTATTTGGTTGAAGGAGTGGAACGTCATTCTCGTCAGAAGAAACTTACGAGAAAGGTCACATGTCCTCTCTATGGTCCTTATTTAGAGGGTCAAGAGGAAGAGCCTGACTATTCGATTAATATAATCAATAGTGAGCTGCTCCAGAGGAATACTCCTACTTTAAAGGTAAGACAGAAGTTACTGTCTCTCCTTTAAAGTTGATGTTTAAGACATTGAAAAAGGTTGAGTTATCGAAATATAAACCCTATGAAGGCAATATGTTTAATGAATCAGTTTATTTGCTCCAGAAAGAGATAAAGGAAGAATATAGGTGGTTAGGAAGAGAAGAGTTGAGAGAGCTAGGCAAATATACAGAGTATATAGAGGTCTGGTATGTTGATTCTGAATCTTCTGAGACTAAAAATGAAAATTACAATGCTTTTTGTGCTACTTTGTAGTGCAACACAACACATAACAGATAGGACGACAGGAACATACAGAATGTCGTTGCATCACCTCGATGCATAGGAAAGGTCAGCTCACGTTGGGCCATGGGTATATTGAATTCGTAGTTTTGCTTACGCGGCTATGAGCTTCAATATATAACCACAGTCTGAACAGATTGAACACATTACAGTCTTTTATTATTATCCCGTGGATCGTTATCCTGTGGATTTACCAGATATCTCTGGCTCAATAATAATAAAGATGTATAATGTAGACAAGTCTGAAACAGTGAGGAAC